GGTGGTTTGATTACAAAAACAGAAGCCGATACAAAGTTTATTCCTAAAGATAGCCTATACGGCATCGTATCCGTTAAAGACTTTGGGGCGGTTGGTGATGGTGTAGCTGATGATACCGCAGCGTTTAAACGTGCTAATGATAATCTTAAAAATAAAATACTATTAATTCCTAATGGCATCTATAAAGTGAATGAACATGTTTCGTTTGATACTGTTGATAGTGTTATGGATATGGGGACATATAGCAATATCAAGCCATTCTATCCTACTGAAACACCAATGCTTAAAGGTGCATCTAATATCGCCTTTGTTAAAAATATCCAATACGGCGATGAAGTAAATCAATGTCAAGGGTTCACCTACAACGATAAAAAGAATGTATTTGTACTAGCATGTATCAATGGTGATGGTACGAAACAAAACTTATACGAACTCAATCCAGATACATTTGAAATCGTAGGTACATATAAATTTAGCGACCCTGACAAAATGGGCCATTGTAACACTATGTGCTACAACAAATACACAAATAAGATTTACCTTGCCAATGGATTAAAGAATGGTAATAACCTATCTGTATTTAATGCGGATACAATGACATTTGAAAAGACCATCACATTGAACGAGCGTGTGTTCAATATCGGATATGACCCTATCACACGAACTTATGTGAGCATCGTACCAATTAGCGGTCAACAACGCTTACGTGAAGTCAACTTGTACAATGATGATTTCCAAAAAATGAAAACATATCAAATCGACTATCAATATGATGATTTCAATAACAATGGGGCATTAATGCTTAACGGATGCATCATGAGTGCAACGCTCGGTAGTTTGGTAGAATGTACACCATTTGGCACAGTTAAACAGATTATTGAAATCAATAGAACTACTGAAATCGAAGATATAGCATATTGCAATGGTAAATTCTATTTTGCGGTGTTAACAGAAAAGCCTAGTAAACGGCATCAAGTCGATATTTATGTAGGCAATCCAAACCGAGATTATCAGAACTCAATCAATACGGCTAGATTAGCAAGCCTAGACTACTTGAAACTAACAGGCGGTAATGTAACAGGTTCAATCGTACTCAATAACAATACATTGTTAGAGGGCAAGAGAACCGATGGACATGGTGTGCGTATTGGTAAAGTATCTACATCTGATGCGGTGGAATTGGGAGACCCTAGCGTACCTGTATACTTAACTGGTACTACCTTGAAATACTATGACGGCACGGATAGTAGCACAGTATTAACTACTAAACATTATGACAAGGCTATTTATAGCAAGACTAAAGCGGACGAAGTATTTGTCAAAAAAGATGATGCAGGTTCATTTGGTTTTCCTTACTCTAAATTAGATACCGCAACAGATTGGAATACACTCACAACGCAAGGGTGCTATGAAATCAATTTTGATGGTGGTGCTAATAATCCGCCACGAAGTCATAAGCAAGGTATGCTGATTGTCTTTAACTTTGGAGATGGTAAATTAATCGACCATACACTACATACATTAAATGGTGAAACCTATCATCGTACTTTCATGGCTAATAAATGGGGTTCTTGGGGGAGAGTACAAACATCATTGAATAGTAAGTTGCAGTTGTGGAGCGCTAAAGGAACAGTAGAGGTAGGGGTCAATGGCTAAACAATTAATATTGGGAACTGATGTTATTCAATTGACAGAAAGCCTTAATGTAGCAGGTGATAAAAATATAGAAATCAAAGCCGATGGCAAAAAATATTATGCTACGCTATGGGAGAAAGGCAAAAGTGTTGCTAATGCTATTAGTATTGGGTTGGTAAAAATAGGCACTAACAAATACGGAATATTAACATCGCCAGTTAGAGGGCGACAAGAATCGCATGAGTTTTTTCCTAGTTTTACTGGTGGCACAACGCAAGAACGTAAAACATTATTTTTGCCAAAAGGGAGTTATGATCTGTTTCTTGGCACTTATGTTGGTCGTGGTGGTAGTGATAGTGCAACATTTAATGTATCAGACAATCAAGGGGAGTTTGTAACTGTAATCGTAGATTTAGAACGCAATGTAAAAGCAACGTTTACTGTAATAGGGAATAATTCACGGATAACACGAGATAAAAGTTTTGACGGAGCGACACAATATATTTCCGTAAGTTTTGTGTTATCAGAAAGAGACGAGGGAGACGAATAGTGGTAGAAATCTTTATTCCAATATTTAACGAGGTGTTTAATGTGAGTGAAGCGGTACGCATATCATTGGCTATATTCACAACAGTTATTCTTGTGTTTATAGATACAGTTTTACGAGTATTAGTGGAAGCAAGGAATTACAATCTAGCAACAAAGAGAGAAGTTACAATCAAAAACACTATACTAGCTATCCTATGGAGAGGTTGGGCGGTAGTAGAAATTGACGGAAAACCTAAACGATTTTTAGTGAGTGGAAAGCTACGAGCGGATATGACTAAGAAATTAGTTAAATCCTATCCGTGGCTTTTTTTGTTAGCGTTTATTCTACTCACCTTGCCAGATGTAGTAGTACCTGTATTAGGCCGTGTAGATGTATTCCTATGCACATTGTTGTATTTGATACCTATATTTATCGAATTAGCATCGTGTGTAGAGAACATGATAGAACTTGAATTAGTAGAGACGAGGTGGTTTAAACGTGCGATAGGGTTATTTAAACAAGTGATAGGGTTCGTTAAATCAGTAAAGGAAGCGATTAAATGATTGAAAAAATAAGTATACGAGAAGTACTGACAATCATCATATTAGGAACTGTAAATATAATGGCTATCCTATATGGTTACAACGAGTTGGCGATGAGTATATCGTCAGGATTGGTTGGATACCTAGGCGGACGTGAAAGTAATAGAAAGGAGCAACAAAAATGGAATTAGGTGGATTAAGTGCTGTATACGAAAGCAATGGAAACCCTGCTTGTGTATCAAGTGGGGTTAATGATGCAGGCGGTATTTCTTACGGCACGTATCAATTAGCTAGTAATTGCGGTAGCGTTGATGAATTTCTAGGTTGGGGATTGCGACAAGGCGGATACTATACCGACTACGCAAGAGCATTGGTTGATAGTGGTGAAATCAATAGTGATGAGTTTATCGACCAATGGAAAGAACTCGGAACGATTGATAGACAAGGATTTGCGAAGATGCAACATGACTATATCAAGGCTAAATACTACGATGTAGCATGTAAGTTATTACAAGATAATCTATTCCATATAGATAAACACTCCGACACATTGAAAGATGTGATATGGAGTAGAACAGTACAATATGGTGTAGGTAATATCATCGATATGTTCAACGATGCATTGAAGTTAATGGAAAAGGCTTTGAATTTAGAATTGCCTAATCTATCCTACGTTGATGATAAACGCTTTGACTATGACATCATCGCTTGTATCTATGATGTATGTATGAGTACAGAATGGAATAATAGTGCATTACGTGACAACTTAAATGAACGTTTCGCCGATGAAAAATTTAGAGCGTTGGAAATGCTACAAAATGAATTAAATGAGGTGTAAGCCATGTTAATTAGTAAGTTGGTACAAACTATCAAGGAACACTACAAAATAGCCGTAGCGATTGCCCTATGCGTTTTTATCGCTATTGTAGGTGCATGGATATATCATCACAAACAAAAGCAATTAGAAAAACCTGTTGTAATCACACAGGAACAGGCTAAATCACCTACAGAATTGTCAAAGGCAATTCATGTTACCGAACAGGAAGCACAGGAAGTCATTTCCAAAAAGGAAAGAACTCAACCGATAGCGACATATTACACGCAAGCACCGACAGTTGAAGTTGCAGCTGAAAAGGTAAAACAGGATATTGCACATAGCAATCCCAACCTACCGAAAGTGGCTACTGAAAAATCTGATAGAACCGCAGTAGTTGCTAACACCGATGAACAAAAAGTCGATGTGTACAAAATCAATCTAAACAAAGGACACAAGATAAAAGCTGGTGTTACTTTGATAGATAAACGAGCCTTTGAAACTATAGGCTATCAAGCAGGTAAATTTGAAGTGTTAACACATTTCAATGGACAATATTTAGATGGCGCTAGCGCACTTTACACAGTAAAGGAATGGTGATCTAAATATCTCCGAGTTGCACGGATTGCAACAATCAACTGTTAATTGACAGTTGGAAAGTATTACTTTATAACTGAAAGGAATAACACAATGGCACAAGTATTTACATTTAACGGAAAAACACATCAATTCGCAGAAGATATTCAACCAAACAAAGAGGGGTTATATATGGCCACTCTTAAAGATGGCGATAATGTAACGTGTGAAATGTGGTTTGTAAACGGCGAACTACACAGATTAATTGAATTAGACTAAACGTATTAGAGGGTAGCTTAATTGCTACCCTCTTTTTTTATTTCGTCAAATATTCGTCAAATTCTAATTGTAAAATGTGGTAAAATATGAGAAGTAATATTTACCGCAAGTAAGATTAATTGCAAGTATAATAATAATTGTGAAATAATTGATAATTCATAGTAAATTGGAGTATAATATATTGATATGTTTTATTG